GAAAAGCTGCACTATCCGAACCATATACAATCCCGGCGATCGCGTTAGCCGGCGCAGCCGCGGCGGGAGTGGTGACAGTTGGTACCCTCGGCGCTCTTTTTTGGGGACCGGCTAAAGGTATAGTTGACAAGGCGGTTGAAGATCTTAAGGATTTACCAGGAGAAATAAAAGACGCTGTAATCCAAGCAATAGACGACGCAGGTATCAGCACAGCAGAGCAGCCTAAATTCACGAGCGACGCTGTAAGATGCCTTCAGACGCACCCAGCAACCATTACAATACTAGGCCAAAAAGTAAAAGACCCGTTACGCGGTTTAAAAATTCTTAACTGCATGAGGAAGAAAGGATGGGCTGACGATATAGTAATCGAGGGAATCACTCAAATCTTCATTTAGGGGGGGGTAAACGCTTCTAATATGGAACTAACCAACGAATTACTGCTCCTTTATTTTATTTTATGGGGTATATTTTATGTTGTCCTAGTGCAGGTGATCGCCTCCCGGTCCGTTACCGCTTGGGTGGCGAGATTTGACAGAGACCAGAATCCCGAAGGGGCCGATCTCCTTTTGCATTTACTGAAGCCGGTACTGGATGAGATTTTTACGGATAACGAAACACTCTTAAAAGATTTTAAAAAGTCTTTTTTTACATCAATCGCCACCCAAGTGCGAGAAGCTAAAGGGGTTGCCAAAGCACTAAATCCGGTTCCGGATATAATAAAAAACATATCAGAAGAAAATCCGCTCCTAGGTCTGATATTATCGCATGTCGATCTCCCCTCCATCACCAAAGCATCAAAAAACATCACCGAAACATCAAAAAACATCGCCGAAACATCAAATGTTATCACCGATTGGGGTTTGAAGTAGTATTATAGTGGAGGGGGGACCCCTTCGTTTCGTGTGGAAGTGGAACCTAGGAGTACCCCAAACAAACCCCAAAACATCATTTTTTTATATATTAATGGTGGCTATAACCACCCCTCATTCCTATTTTACCCTCTTTGTTTATACTTTCTCTTATACTATACACTTTAAATAAACACGATATAGATAGATAGATAGATATAATTCTCCAGTGGAAACGGTGGGGTGTGGGCGGTTTATATACTCGGTCCTTTGAAAGAATCCTAAAGTATTATAGTAGTTCTTTAATACTCACTCATATAATGCCCCATGGCGCGGTTCAATCCCCAAGGGTGCCACCTAAAGATTAAGCCGCGCCACAAAACCATGGCTACCGTTCCCGCCTTCCGACGTTGCACTCATTGTGAACAGGTGATAACCAGGGATCCGGTTGTGGTGTCCATTATGCCGGAACCAGTTAGACACGCTTGGTATTGTCGTCACTGCGCGAAACTTCTAAAGATAGAGCGGATAAAAGGTTTTGATCCATGACCAGGAATAAAAGACGCCGACGCAGTCCAAGACTCCCTCGCCGCGGTAATCGGTGCCGGTGTTGTGATGTTCTAGAAGAGGCGAGCGCTAAACCATGGATTTCTATTATATATTGCAATCATTGTAGGCAAGCAATCAAACCATGAAGCGATCACGGTGTTTTGATTGTCAGCGATTCGTGCGTCGTCTCTATATCCAGAAATCTGTAAATAAAAAACAGGTCTTTATCCCATGGGGGTGGGTCTGCGAATCATGCCACAAAAGAATGACGCATCTCGATGTACGCACCCCGTAAGGGTTAACCAGGTAGTAGACGACGCGCCGGTCGAGGTCTGCCTTTGGTGCAAAAGGGTAATCGGGATTCACTGGCGGCCGGATTTAGACTAATATAGTGCTAGCATCCGCTAGAGTTATTAGTGGAATGCATATTGACAGGTAGCATCCTTGGGGATTGAACCATGGCACGTAGGAAAAAGAATTCACGTCGGCGCTCAAAAGTCTTCCACATTAACGCGATCGAAACCGGCGCTGCGTTGTCATTAATCCAATCCTCTAATGCAGCGGTCGCGGTTCAGGAAGCTTTGGCGGGCAATCTTACAGGCGCCTTCGGTACCTTAAACACCGCGATCGCTGCAAACAAGCCCCTTATTATTGGGACTCTCGCCGCAACTGCGGTTGCTAAAATGCTTACTCGGGGATTTCGCCCCAGGCTCGCTAAAATAGGCCCCATAGTTGTGGGGCTCTGACATTATGGCCACCTCACTACAGACGCGCACGTATACTCTGGCCGCCGAATCTTTTACGGCGGGGACGTTCGTAAACCTAAGCTCCCTTATGGGAAGCACTCAATCGACGACTAATCCCGAATCCATGCGGAAGATCGTGCGACTGTCTCTCAGCTGCGCCCCAGATCACACCAGTGCTACGGACGGAATTTCGATCTTCAAGTTCGCCGGTGATGGTGTCGATGTGCAGCAGATATTCGCCGGCCCCAGCTGGTCTAACCAGGCGGTCGGACCGCTTAGCGGTAATGACGGACAGCCGGTAGTAATAGAAGCCGCGGGCGGTCTCTTTGGAATTATACCAGGTAACCAGATCGATTTCAGCTGTTCAGTAACCACGGCCGAGACCTGTGATATCGCCGTAAGCGTAACATACTCGCCGTGAGGCCCTTATGGGGCTTGACGGAGGCGGCGGTGGCGGCGGCGGGATAGTAGGGGTAGGGAATGCCTATACGGGACCTGCGGAGGCGCTGGAATTAAGTGGAGATTTCGCCTATGCTTACAGTGGCGCAGTCCTCCTAAACAACGAAACCAAGACAGCTTTATCGTTTACTACGGGCAATTATATGTGTGTGGCACGAATCCAACATACCGGGCGCTTTGCTATTTATGGCGGCTCAAAAAGAGTCGAAACAAGAATATATCTTAATGATAGTGAAATCATCCGTATGGCGATTATGACCAGCGCTGGTTTTTCTGGCCTGGATAATGATCCTTTTTATATTATAATTCCACCATATACCGCGGTCAAAGTGGAGGTAGCAACCGATGATACCCAGAACTTGGAAAATTATATCACTTTGACCGGCAGGATTTACCGGTAGCATGGTAGATCCATACCGCCCGACGGACGACTGGCGCGAGGGTTACGATGAGGGTTATGCAACCGGCTTTAGGCTAGGTTATGAAACAGGGACCGGGGAGCGGCTAGGCCCTCTCGCGCCGGAACAGGAGCGCCGCATTCATCGCGAGGCGTTAATGGCACGCCCCAAAAAGAAGCGCAAGCTATCCGCGTGGAACAAGTTCGTGAAAGCTAATTCCAAAAAGCCCCGCTTCATTTACCGCAACGGGAAACTTAACCTGAAAAAGATGGGCGTCGCGTTCCGGAAGACGCCCGCAGGGAAGAAGATAAAGCGATGAATTTGGGGAGCCTGGTTATAGCTGCCGCGCTTTTCGGAACACAGATTAAAGCACTGCTTAATGGAGATGATCTTATCGGACCACCCGAACCGCCGCCGCCGCCGTCCGGCTGCCCGAGTGGTTATGTTTGGGACGGTAAACAGTGCATCCCTAGAAGGTTATAAATGGGCTGGATTTACAACGGCACCGACTTCATTAAAGCGAACAAGGCGCAGCTAAAAGCATATGACAAATATAACAATTTTCAGCTTGGAAAAGCTGCACTATCCGAACCATATACAATCCCGGCGATCGCGTTAGCCGGCGCAGCCGCGGCGGGAGTGGTGACAGTTGGTACCCTCGGCGCTCTTTTTTGGGGACCGGCTAAAGGTATAGTTGACAAGGCGGTTGAAGATC